ATAGAATCAGTTAAAAAAATACAAATAGTAATATTAGAACAAGCAACCAATCCAGATACTCAGAATATCATAAATACTTTACAGTCTAAATATTCTATGTACTACCACTCTTCTCATCATTGTCTTATTAATCTAATAAAATAATGGTAAAAAAAGATTTAGTCATATTAGGATCATATCCCTCTTCTGAAAAATCTAAACAGATATTAAAAAATTGCATAAAAAGTTTAAAAGAGCATTTTGATATCATGTTATGTACTCATTATCCTGCGGATTTTGAAACACAAAATATGGTTAACTATTACATCTATGACTATAGAAATGAAATGGTTGTAAATGAAGACGTTTATATATATGGAGACTGCGATCAGTTTTACTTCCAAGGATATATAGAAGGATCGTCAACACATCCTGGATTTGCTATATATAGATTAATAGTAAATGGTCTAAGATTTGCAAAAGATTATTATGCTAAATTTTACTACATAGAATCAGATTCAGAATATTCACTATCTGATATTGAAAAAATTAAAAGTCTTACTAAACAATCAGAGTTAGAACAAAAAAATGGTTGGTTTTTTTCTTTAGAATCTGACCCTATATTAGAGACGAATATATTTTGTTGTGGAGTTGATTATTTTTTAAATAATTTTCCTAATTGTAAAAATATAGATGACTATAATGAAGAATGCTTTAAAAATAAAAGCTTTGGAATTCTAGAAAATTTTTTATATTGTTCATTAAAAAGCCAAAATAAATTAGATGATATCATGATAATAAAAAGTGCTCATTTTAGCGAGTATTTTAAAGATAGTAAAACATCACTAACATCATTTAGAGAAGACGGTATGACACATCCTTTTGAATTACGATTAGTAAAAGTTGAAAATACAGACAAGATAGCGTTTGTTTATATTAATAACAATAACGGCGATGCTAATGAATATATTAATTTCTCAATAAACGATATTATATCAACAAAATTACCGCTATCTAAAAAATACTTATCACAAATAGTAGATTCTAATAGTGATACATTTACTATGACAGTAGGAAACTACATTAAAAAATATACTAAAGAAGGAATACTTACAAGTAAAAGCTTTGTTAGATTTAAATAAAGACTATGAAAATAATCAATGTTACCCCAGGTTTAATACCCATCCCTCCAAATGGTTGGGGAGCCGTAGAAAAGATTATATGGGAGATACATAACTGCCTTCTAAAACTAGGCCATGACTCCACAATCGCGTATCTGGACGATGTAAACGACTATGACATAGTACACATCCATGTGGCAAATCTAGCGAACCTGGCGCATGAAAGAGGCATTCCTTATTACTTCACTATGCATGATCACCATGCTTACTTATATGGTAAAGATTCTAGTAGCTATAAAGAAAATCTAAAGGCTATAAAGAATGCTAAAAAAGCATTTGTGCCTGCTAAATTCCTAGTAGACTACTTTGAAGGAATACCTGAATACTTTTCTCATGGAGTAAACACAGACTATTTTACTCCTACAGGAGTTAAAGAACATAGATTGTTATGTGTAGCAAATAATGGATTTATTCATGATCAGTCTGAAGATAGAAAAGGATTTAGTTATGCTATTGAAGCTGCAAAACAATTAGACCTTCCTATTACTATAGCAGGGCCTAGTAACAACAAAAAGTACTTTGAAAAGTTTCCTCCTGATTATGACAAACTTACTATTCTTTATGATTTAACTGAAGATGAATTAAGAGACTTATATAAAGAACATAGTATATTTGTTCACGCATCTATATTAGAGGCAGGCCATCCTAATTTAACGTTGCTTGAAGCTATGGCATCTAGGCTTCCTGTAGTAGGAACATATGAAGACAATAATGAATTAAAAGGTCTAATTAAAGTAGAAAGAAATACAGATCAGATAGTAGAAGCTGTATCTAAATTAATAAGCCCAATAAAGTACCTCAGATATTCTAAACTAGCTAAAACAACAGCTTTAGAATTATCGTGGATGAATAGAACAAAAGAGCTATTAAAAAAATATTCTAACACTATGAAAGATCAACTTATACAAGGTTACGAAAGTACAAATATATTAGCCATACCTTCAAAAGAACCTGTTCCTCAATTTAACATTAACTTTATTCAAGCAGCATTCTTTGAAATCGTAGGAGGCAAGCAATTAGATTATGACGTGTCTTTTATAAATAACAAAACGAATGAAGTTTTACACTCAGGAAAAATATCTTCTAATTGTTGGATTAAAGCTAGCAAACAAAGTTTTGTTGACTGGAAAATAAAAGCTTTTGATGGAATTCATGAGTATGAATATAATCTAGACTTAAAAGATAAAAGAGTTTATATTGCACTAGACTCAAAATCTTTAGGCGATACACTAGCATGGTTTCCTTACGTAGAAGAGTTTCAAAAGAAACATAATTGTAAAATAATAACTTCAACATTCTGGAATCACTTCTTTGAAAAAGAATATCCTAATTTTGAGTTTGCTAAACCAGGTGAAGCGGTTAATAACCTTTATGCAATGTATACTATAGGATGGTTCTATAATGAAGATGGAACTATTGACTATAATAAAAACCCTAAAGACTTTAAGCATATTCCTCTTCAACAAACAGCGTCTGATATTTTAGGTTTAGAATATAAAGAACTAAGACCTAGAATAACAGTTGATAAAAGTATAAAGAAAGAAAAGATTATATCAATAGCAGTTCATAGTACAGCTCAAGCTAAATACTGGAATAATAAAACAGGGTGGCAAAAAGTAGTCGACTATCTAAAAAAAGAAGGATATAAAGTCGTATTAGTTTCAAGAGAAGAAGACGGATATATGGGAAATAAAAATCCTATAGGAGTGGAATATATGAAAGACAATAGTATGGAGACTACTATAGAGACTATACAAAAGTCGCAAATGTTTATCGGAATTAGTAGTGGTCTTAGTTGGCTTAGTTGGGCATTAGGAACAAAAACGTGTGTAATATCAGGTTTTTCTGATCCTATAACTGAGTTTGAAGATGCAATTAGACTTTATACAAAAGATGGATTCTGCAAAGGTTGTTTTAATACACATCAACTAGACCCAGGAGATTGGAATTGGTGTCCAAAACATAAAGGAACACAAAGACAATTTGAGTGTAGTAAAACAATATCAGGAGAAGAAGTTATAAAAGCTATTAGTCTACATCTAAATAATTCATAAATCTCAAATATGTATTAGAAAGATAGTCCAAGATGGGATTTCGTATAGAAGCGCCAAAACAAGACGGTAACGCCAGGTTCAATACTCTTAAAGTTAATCTGAATGAAAACAATTCAGCTACTAGAACAGTAGTTTCAGATGAAGAAGGTAACTTTTATTATGGCGCAGGTGGTGGCGGTGGAACTGGTGGAACAAATGGATCTTCAGGTACATCAGGCGCAAATGGATCATCGGGCACTTCTGGAGCAAACGGTACATCAGGTACATCTGGCGCAAATGGTACGTCAGGCTCAAGTGGATCCTCTGGCTCGTCTGGAACCTCAGGAACAGGTTTTAATACAATAGCAGATCCTTTACAAGGAAGAGTTTTACTTTCAGATGGCAGTACTAATAACGCGTCTGCTTCCGCTAATCTTTTTTATGATACAGGTAGTTCTATATTTCAAGTAACCGGATCTATTATATCTACTCAAGGACTTACAGGTTCTTTACAAGGAACTGCAAGTTGGGCAATTAATGCACAAACTGCATCTTTTGTTTTAAATTCTATATCTGCTTCATATATTTCTGGTTCTAGTGCTATAGTAGATAACTTAACTAGTAGTTTTGATGCGCGTATAAATAGTATTAGTATTGGTAAAGGTGGAGGTAACGTATCTAATCTGGCTATTGGAGATAGGGCGCTTTTAAGTAATACTTCAGGAATTCAAAATACTGCAATAGGAACTCAAGCACTCAGTTCCAGTATAGTAGGAGCAGGCAATACAGCAGTTGGATATCAATCATTACACTTAAATACATCTAATAATAATACTGCAGTAGGATGGAGATCTCTTTATCTAAACGCAGTAGGATCTTCTAATGTTGCAGTAGGAACTTCTGCTTTAGTAAGCAATATATCTGGATCTAATAATGTTGCAATGGGTTTGCAAGCTTTATTAGGTAGTACAACTGGTAATAATAATACTGCTATAGGATATAGAGCGGGGTATGGCACTGGAGTAAATAATAATACTACAGGAGAAAATAATATTTTTATTGGTAATATATCTGTAGGTGTAACCGGAAGTGATTCAAATAGAACTTGGATTGGTAATACATCAACAACTTCTACTTGGCTTGGCGGTAATTTAATAGTTGGACAAACTAGTGATTTTGGATCTAGATTCCAAGTAACAGGTAATGGAATAATTACAGGTTCGCTTATAGTATCTCAAGGTATTACTGGATCTTTATTTGGCACTTCTAGTTGGGCAATAAATGCTTTAACAGCATCATCAGCAGATAACTTTTTTGTTAGACAGAATATAACTGCCTCTAATGTTTTAATAACAGGAACGCTTACAGCTCAAACTATAGTTGCGCAAGTTATAACTTCTTCAACAGATTTTGTAACTGGATCGACTATATTTGGTAGTGAATTAAGTAATACTCATGAATTTACAGGTTCTGTTTCTATAACAGGATCACTAACTATAAACGGTACATCATTTACTGCCGCAACTTCTGGTACTAGCGGTACCTCTGGCACCGCAGGAAGCTCTGGAACTTCTGGTTCATCTGGTAGCACAGGTACTTCAGGTAGTAGCGGATCATCTGGTACAACTGGATCTTCTGGTTCATCTGGTACAACTGGATCTTCTGGTTCATCTGGTACATCAGGATCAACCGGTACTTCTGGTAGTGGTGGTTCATCAGGTAGTTCAGGAACATCTGGCTCGTCTGGATCAAGTGGAACATCTGGCTCATCTGGTAGTACTGGTACCGCAGGTTCATCAGGCAGTTCAGGAACATCTGGTACTTCAGGTAGTAGTGGAAGTTCAGGCACAACTGGAAGTAGCGGTTCAAGCGGTACTACAGGATCATCTGGCTCAGCAGGTACTAGTGGTACATCTGGTAGTGCAGGAACTGCAGGTACATCTGGAAGTTCGGGATCAAGCGGCACTACTGGTAGCTCTGGTTCTAGTGGAACAACTGGCTCATCAGGATCTAGTGGCACATCAGGTTCTTCTGGCAGCTCAGGTACTGCAGGTACATCTGGAAGTTCAGGAACATCTGGAACTAGAGGATCTAGTGGTACATCAGGAAGTTCTGGTAGTACAGGATCTTCAGGTAGCTCGGGATCTTCTGGAACAACTGGCTCATCAGGAAGTTCAGGTACAACAGGTTCATCTGGCTCAAGTGGAACAACAGGCTCATCAGGATCTTCTGGAACATCAGGTAGCTCTGGATCTTCTGGAATATCAGGCTCTTCTGGAAGTACAGGAACATCTGGTAGTTCTGGTTCTGCTGGTACAACAGGTAGTAGTGGATCTAGTGGAACTGCTGGTACTTCAGGAAGCAGTGGTTCTAGCGGTACATCAGGTACAGGATTTAACACAATAACAAATCCTGCTGATAATAGAATATTAACATCACTTGGAACTACAAATACAGCAAATGCCGAGGCTAATCTAACTTTTGATGGCACAACACTTACGGTTGTTGGCAATATTGTAGCTCAGACTTTAAATGTACAAGAAGTAACGTCGTCAAGAGAATACGTTACAGGATCAACTGTTAATGGATCTCTACTAACAAACACTCATCAATTTACTGGTTCTGTTTCTATAACAGGATCTTTAAGAATACCTGTATCAGCAGCCAATCCTGTTGGTACATCTGCAGGTCAAATATATTATAACAGTACAGATAACAATATCTACAGATTTAATGGCTCTACTTGGTTAGCAGCCGCAGGTTCATCAGGAACCTCTGGTTCTAGCGGCACTTCTGGATCAACTGGAACTAGTGGTAGCTCTGGTTCAACAGGCACATCAGGTAGTTCAGGAACATCTGGAACATCAGGTAGTTCAGGAACATCTGGAACATCAGGTAGTGCAGGTTCTAGTGGTACTACAGGAAGCTCAGGCTCTAGCGGAACAACTGGTTCATCTGGTAGCTCTGGTACAACTGGTAGTGCTGGATCAAGTGGAACGTCAGGCAGTAGCGGTAGTTCAGGAACATCAGGTACTCGTGGATCATCAGGAACATCAGGTAGCTCTGGCTCTAGTGGTACTACAGGTTCATCTGGATCAAGTGGCACATCGGGATCCGCAGGTAGTGCAGGAACCGCTGGTTCATCTGGAAGCTCAGGAACATCAGGTAGTAGTGGCAGCGCCGGAACAGCAGGTAGTTCAGGCTCTAGTGGAACAACTGGTTCGTCAGGATCTTCAGGAACATCTGGAACTTCTGGTAGTGCAGGCACTGCAGGAACATCAGGAAGTTCTGGTACTTCAGGTACTCGTGGATCATCAGGAACATCAGGATCATCAGGTAGCACAGGTACATCAGGATCATCTGGTTCAAGTGGAACTACTGGCTCCTCAGGATCTTCTGGCACAACAGGTAGCAGTGGCTCTAGCGGAACAACAGGTTCATCAGGTAGTACAGGAACATCGGGTACTTCTGGATCTAGTGGAACATCTGGATCATCAGGTAGCGCAGGTACTGCAGGTTCATCAGGAAGTTCAGGAACATCTGGCTCCTCTGGATCAGCTGGTACATCTGGTAGTTCAGGATCTTCAGGCACAGCAGGATCTTCTGGTTCAAGCGGTACAACTGGAAGTAGCGGTAGTGCTGGCACATCAGGAAGCTCTGGTAGTACAGGCACATCTGGATCTTCAGGCTCTAGCGGAACAACTGGCTCTGCTGGATCTTCAGGTACTACAGGTAGTTCAGGATCATCTGGTACATCAGGAAGTAGTGGTTCCAGTGGCACATCAGGTACTGGATTTAATACTATCACAAATCCAGCAGATAATAGAATATTAACGTCATTAGGTACAACTAATACAGCAAACGCAGAAGCCAATCTAACTTTTGATGGTACAACTCTTACAGTTGTTGGAAACATTGTAGCTCAAACTTTAAATGTACAAGAAGTAACTTCTTCTAGAGAATTTATTACTGGTTCAAGTGTTAATGGGTCTTTATTAACTAATACGCATCAGTTTACCGGATCTGTTTCTATAACAGGCTCTCTAAGAATACCGGTATCGGCTGCCAATCCAATAGGAACCTCAGCAGGGCAAATATATTATAATAGCACAGACAATAATATCTACAGATTTAACGGTTCTACATGGTTAGCGGCTGCAGGATCTAGTGGAACATCTGGCTCTAGTGGTTCATCTGGAACAAGTGGTAGCTCAGGCACATCTGGAACAAGTGGTAGCTCAGGAAGTTCAGGTACTGCAGGATCAGCAGGAAGCGCAGGCACTGCAGGATCTTCAGGTTCTAGTGGAACAGCAGGCACATCAGGAAGTTCTGGTACCTCAGGTACTCGTGGATCATCAGGAACATCAGGTAGCTCTGGCTCTAGTGGAACAACAGGCTCATCTGGCTCATCTGGTACAACAGGTTCATCTGGCTCATCTGGCACTTCTGGATCTGCAGGATCATCAGGATCTTCAGGTACATCAGGTAGCTCAGGAACTACTGGCTCATCAGGATCTAGTGGCACATCTGGAACATCAGGTACTACAGGAAGCTCAGGCTCTAGCGGAACAACAGGTTCATCAGGATCTAGTGGATCTTCTGGAAGTTCTGGTTCATCAGGTACAAGAGGATCTTCAGGCTCTAGTGGATCTTCTGGTTCAAGTGGCTCAACAGGAAGTTCAGGTAGTAGCGGTAGTACAGGAAGTAGCGGCTCATCAGGTAGTACAGGATCTAGTGGATCTTCTGGAAGTTCTGGTTCATCAGGTACAAGAGGATCTTCAGGCTCTAGTGGATCTAGTGGTTCAAGTGGCAGTACAGGATCATCAGGAAGTAGCGGATCTTCAGGAACAGGATTTAACACAGTAGCAAATCCAGTAGATAATAGAGTATTAACTTCAGATGGTACTGCTAATGCAGCAAATGCCGAAGCTAATCTTATTTTTGATGGTACAAATCTAGGTATAGGTACTACAAGCCCTCTTGCAAGATTACACACTGGAGTAGCTCTTTCTGATCTATCAAGTCATACTTTCACTAACACAGGCGCAATAATAACCTCTATTGGGGTTGACCAAACTGCATCTAGAACTAATGTTCTTTCTTTATTACGAGATGGAACTAGTGGAGTAGTTTATAGTGGATTAGCTGCGTTTGATATGTCTCGTTGGCAAGCTGATAGTGTAAATACCAGAGTGCAATTAGATTTACGATTATCAAACACTGATACAGCTACCATTACTGACGTAATGTCTTGGAGAAGTAATGGAAACGTTGGTATAGGTACAACTTCTCCTACAGGATCTTTACAAGTAAATGGAATTTTATCTATATCAAATAATGCAGTAATTGGTCAAGGTAATGCTTATGGAACAATTGGAGCCGCTAATTTTACTACATTAAAATTATACGATAGTTCGACAGGAGATACGGTATTAAATAATCAAGGATATAATATACAACTACAAACAGCAGGAGGTTCTAAAGTTACTATTTTAAATGGAGGTAATGTTGGTATAAATAATACAACTCCCAATCAAAAATTAGATGTAATAGGAAGACTTAAGTTTAGGTCTGATACATCTACAACCCCTGGATTTTGGTTAACAGGCAATGATGGCTCAGAAGATGTATTTGTTGGACTTCAAAGTACTACGTCAACAAGTGCATTTGGAGTTTACTCAAGTGGACAATGGAGATTTACTATATTAAATGGTGGTAATGTAGGTATAGGTACTACAAATCCAACATCAAAATTAGAAGTTGATGGTACTATTTCTGGTAGTGAAATGTCTTTTGGAACTAATCAATTTGCATCTAGAAGATATAAAAATACAGTATCAAATATTACAAGTAGTGCCTATGTTAATATAGGTAATGTTACTGGAGATAATTTAGCAGCAGGTATAAGAATGACAGTCCATGGTACTTCTAATAATGTTGTTATTAATTCTACTATTGAAATTTTAGTAAACCATTCTCAAGATATTGTAATACAAAGTTTTTCTGGACTTTATGTTCCTATTACTGTAAAAATAACTAGTGATAATGATGCTAATTTTGATATAGCTATAAAAACTACAAATGCGGTACCTAATCCAACAACTGTTTATGTAGAATTATTTCCACTTAATAGTGAAACTTTTATTTTTACAACTACCCCTGCATATAGTTCTACAGTTTTAGAACATCCATGTTCACCAGGATATAATATATCTTCTACAGGAGGAACAACATACTATAATATAAATAATGGCAATGTAGGTATAGGTACTACAACTCCTGCTCAAAAACTAGAAATACAAGGTAATGGAGCTGTACTTAGACTCTCTACAGCAAGCTCACCAGCTACTTATTATTTTGATATACAATCAAATTATGATTCTGCAGATACTATAAATTTTTATGGTACGGCCGGTAATAACTTATTAAAATATATTTATAATACAAATGCTTTAAGTTTACAACCTGCAGGAGGTAATGTTGGTATAGGTACTACAACACCATCAGTTGGAAAATTACAAATTAATACAGGAGCAGCAAGCAATAATGCTATAACAATCCAAGCAAGTTCTCAGACATCAATAACTTATGGTATAGGCATAGATGCAAGTAGTAATTTTGCTATTTATGATAATTTTGCTGCATCACAAAGAGTAACTATTAATGGTAGTGGTAATGTTGGTATCGGAGTTACATCTCCAACAGGTAAATTACAAATAGATAGTAATAACACTCCAACATTATCTGGCACATCACCAACAGGCGCTATAGTTATTAAATCAACAGCAACAACTGCTTTAACATTTGGAGTATATGAAAATTCTCCTTTTTATGGATGGCTTCAAATGCGTCATGGTTCAGTAGCTGATATAGCTTATCCTCTTTCATTACAACCTTTAGGAGGTGGTATTAGTGTAGGGTCTACAGCTTCTCCATCTTACACCTTAGATGTTAACGGATCTATAGGAGGAAGTTCACTTTATATATCAAATACAAATGGTATATATCTTAATGGAGATGCTGGTGGTTTAGTAGTAAATGGAACAGGTTATTTTTATGCTAATTCTACAGGAGGATCTTATTTTCAAAATACCGTAAGATTTAGAAGTGATATAAGAGATGATTCTCATACTTACTTAACAATAAATGGAGGTACATCAAATCATACTTATTTTTACGGTAGAGTAGGAATAGGAGATGCTTCTCCTGCGTGTCAACTTCAAATAGGTAATAATGTAAGCGCAGGGGGATTTAGTAACTTTACTGATTATCAAATATTATTATATAAAGCAGCTACAGCAACAACATCATATGGTATAGGAATTGAATCTAGTACTTTGATGTTTCATTCAGATGATCAATATAAATTTTATGTTGATAATGTTGCTAAAGTATTAATAAGTTCTACTGGTACATTAACGGCTGCCGGAGACTTAGTAGCTTATGGGTCCCCATCAGACATTACTCTTAAAACAAATATTAAACCTCTAACCGGATCTTTAGATAAAGTCATAAAACTTCAAGGTGTATCTTTTACATGGAAAGAAGATACAGAAATAAGTAAAATGACAGGTATAAAAGATGATATTGGATTTATAGCTCAAGAAGTAAAAGAAATACTCCCTGAATTAGTTAGAGAAAATGAAAATGGTTTATTATCTTTAAGAGATAAAAGCATAACAGCATTACTAGTAGAAGCAATAAAAGAACAACAAAAACAGATAGACGAATTAAAATATTTATTACAAAGCAAATAATATGGCAATAACTTACAATTGGAATTTCAATCCACTAGAAGCGTATCCTACGGCATCTGGCGAAGATAATGTAGTATTCTTAGTACATTGGCAACTTTATGGATCTACAGGATCTTATCAAGGCTCAGTAATAGGAACTCAAGGAGTTACTTATGAAACAGGATCATTATTTATTCCTTTTAATGATCTAACTTATGATATAGTATATAATTGGATGACTGCGTCAATGGGTACAGCTAGTATGCAAAACTATGAAGCTAACGTAGCTCAACAAATAGAAAATCAAATTAATCCTCCTGTATTAATTGAACAAGCACCTTGGTTAAGTAATCCACAACCACAATAATAAACTAAATAGTTATGGCACTTCCTTCAAGCGGTCAAATATCATTTGATAATGTAAGAGTAGAAACTTCTCAAAGTTTAGCTCCTAAATATGCTATGAGTGATTGGACTGCAGGCGGTTGGAATTCAGAATCAATTTCTTTAAATAATACAATACTATCTAATATATATTCACCTATAAATTTACGTTATTTACAAAATTTTGGCCCATCAGGAGTAAGTACTGCATCTAGATTAGATCCATATCTTAATAATTCTATGAGTGTATGGTATGGATATAATCATTCTGAATCAATGTCAGATCAAATTGGATATGGAGAATATATATATAGTCATGTTTCTAATGAATATTGTACTCCGTCTACAATGATACCAGTTAATGTAGGAACACAAAATAGAATATTATTTATATCAATTTCAGGTAGCGCAGAAAATTATTCAGAAGATCTTTATGTTTATTATGGTAAACCTTGGGAATCAAATGGCACGGGCTCAGGAAATTGGCAATTTATAACAGCATCTGGACATTCTTTTTCACCTTATACAGGTGATATTAATATGGAGTTTAGTTGGGACTATAGATACACTGCTAGTCTTGGACAATACGTCTATTTTGTATTGTATGGAAATTATTGTATACCTAATATAAATTAATTTTTAAATTATGTACTTTGTAACATTAATAGGTACAAATTATAGTATTGCTATTAAAACTGGAATAATAGGAGCTATTGGAGAAACTGTTAGATTTAGAAGTTTTCTTCAAGAATGTAAATCAACTGCTGTATACCCTGTAAATTGTGATGTTGACATTACATATGATTGGCAAGACGATACACCAGGATCAGGAACATCAACAGTAACTTTAATTTCTGGATCAAGCCAAGTTGTGGATACTCCAACTGGTTATAGTTTAACAGGAATACAAATAACAAATATAAGTGGCCCTTTATGTGATTATAGTAATTTTTTTGATTGCACAGGAGATCCATTTACACCAACGACAACAACAACTACTACTACAAGTACTACAACTACTACTACTACTGCAGCATCTACAGGAAATCAATTTCTTTTGAAATTTGATCCATATAGCAGTAGTTATAATCCAGCAAATGGATTTTTAGATAATTTAGGAACAATTAATGCATATGATTTACAATCTAATAATGTTTCTGGTATAGGATACGTTCAAATTACAGGAAGTGGTGTGTCTCAAGCTTTAGTTTTAAATCAAAATGTTGGTTATGATCATCAAACTTTAGATGATAATGGAGAATTAACTTCTTTAATAAATTTATATAACAAATCCTATTGGTTGGGTGTAGTAATTCGAATAAATAAATGGGTAGATAGTTACCCAGGCCAAACAGCAGCAGATAAAGAAGGCGGTATATTTGAAATGCTTGGAAGAAAAGATAATTCTTCTGGTAGATTAAATGGAATACGATTAGTAGCTCACGCAAATCCAACTTCTTCATTAACAGGAACTATTAGAGGATATACAATAAGAAATAGTAGAAAAATTCTTGAATCACAAGTAGGAAATGTAATTTTAGGTGATTGGTATTTTATAGTGTATAAGGTTGCAAGATATCCATCAGGACTTGGAGAGGCGTTTAGTACTATTGATGCGTACAATTTTAGTGTTCCTGGACCTGTACTTGTTGGTTCGAGGACCGGTAGGATTGGAGCAGATACAGCAGGAGAAATGGATTATCAAGTTGTAGATCAAATAGGTACACCTAACCTTCCAGAGTATTCTGCTTTTCATATAGGGGCTTTACTTTTTACTACAGCATCTTCTGGTGTTGCTTTTGAGGGTCCAGAATATGTTAGTGTATTTGATGAATACAACTCCAGATTTTAAAAATAAATTTAATTATTTTCTTAAATTTAGTCACAATATTTATAATAAAATAACAATTTATGATTTATCAAGTACAAATGCAGTTTATACCAGGAAATGATCAAATTTGGGTAGCTAGATTAAACCCAGAAGATCCCATCTATGAATACCCTACTCAAGAAGAAGCTCAAGCAAAAGCTGACGAACTACAATTAGTCGATCCTACTGGTCGTCAATATAGAGTAGTACAAATTGGATAAGAGATTTATTTTTCTCTTATTTTCATATATTTATAAATAAATAACTATTTTATGTTACAGATTATTTTATTATTGGTCGTTGCAGGTGTTGCTGCATACTTCATAGCCACTTCTAGAAAAAGCAAAGTAGAAGAAGTTAGTAAAGGTACATCCCCAAAGAATCCAACGTTTGATCCATTCTATCATGCACAACCAGAGTCAGAAACTATTCCGGTTAAAAGTAAAGCTATTGCTAGCGTACAACAAATAGAAGAGCTAAAAGAAGCAAAGAAGTTAGTAAAAAAAGCGGCTCCTAAAAAGAAAGCAACTAAATAAATCGACTTTGTTTTTTAATATAAAAAAATAAGCTCTCTATAATTGGAGAGCTATTTTATTTCTCACAACAGATTATATATTTATTATAAAACTACGTTATGGCAAAGCTTACAGAAAACGAATTAGAAAGGTTACATCAAGTTAGAAAAGACTCTTTAGAAATTGCATCTGCATTAGGAGAGCTACAATATCAAAAGACAGTTTTAGAATTGTTGATGGAAGATCAAAAACAAAAAATCAAAGATTTAAAAAAGTCTGAAGGTTTACTTTTTGAAGAACTAAAAGATAAATACGGAAACATCAACATAAATATAGAAACCGGAGAATTTCAATAAAGTGTTTTGAATAAAGGGTTGATATTTATTACTAGAAAAAACTAACATAAATGGCCGAAACACTTATTAGCCCAGGAGTTTTCTTAAATGAAAACGATCTATCCCAAATAACACAAGGTCCAATTGCTGCTGGTGCAGCTCTTTTAGGTCCTACAGTAATTGGTCCAGTAAATATTCCAACAATAGTAACTTCTTATTCAGAATATAAAGCCCTTTTTGGAGGAGCGTTTGTTTCTGGTGGAGCTAACTACGAATATCTTACATCTATTGCAGCACTTAACTATTTTGAACAAGGTGGAGATTCTCTTCTTGTTACTAGAGTAGCTTCTGGTTCTTATGAGCCTGCTACTTCTAACGTAGAAACAAGTACGACAACTGCAACAGCTACTGCCACATTGGATTTAACAAGTGCAGCAGCAGCACAATATTCCTTAATAATTAATGGTGCACAATTTACGCTATCAGGATCTACTGTTCAAGATGTTTATAATAGAGTATCAGCTTCTATTCTAGCTAGTACAACAGCTAACTCGTCTGCATCCTTTAGTAGTCCTAATATGATCCTTAATTCTAAAACAGCCGGATCTATAGGAAATTCTTATTACTATATTTCTGGATCAAATACTGTTTTTTATTCTGGTGGAGCTAATATCGTTTCTTTTGTATTAGAAACACTTTCTGTTGGTAATTTAATGAACAACACAGGTGGAATTTCTGTTGATGGATCTTTACCATCAGGATCTTCTGCTAATGTTCGTTTTGAAGTAACCGGAGTTGATTCTGGTTCAGGTGTGTTTAGTTTAATTATTCGCCGTGGTGATGACTACAATAATAGTAAAACTATTCTTGAAACTTGGAATAATCTTTCATTAGATCCAAATCAAAATAATTATATTGCATACGTAATTGGTGATCAAACTTTAAGTGTTCGTACAGATTCAACTGGAGACTACTATTTACAAACTACAGGATCTTATCAAAATAAGAGCCGTTATGTAAGAGTTAAGTCTGTTAACCTTCCTACTCCTGGATACTTTGATCAAACTGGTGTTGCTCAAAATCAATATACATCTTCACTTCCTCAATTAGGATCTGGATCTGCTCAAGGTGCTTTTGGTAGTGCTAGTGGAGCAATCTTTGGTTCTTTTGGTAAAGCTGCAGTAAATTTCTTTGAATCAATACCAGCTGCAAATTCAGTAGTTGCAACTCCAACAACCAATATTCAAGGTATACATCCAGCCGATTACGCTGTAGCTATTAACCTTCTTGGTAATCAAGATGCATATGACTTTAATGTTATTTATGCTCCAGGTTTGAATAGCACAAATGCATCTTCTACAATAAATAGTATTTTAAACCTTGCTCAAGATAGAGGAGACGCTATAGCTGTAGTAGACATGGTAACTTATGGCCAACAAATAAACACAGTAATTGGTCAAGCAGTTTCTTATGATAACTCTTACGGAGCAACTTATTGGCCGTGGGTACAAATTAGAAGCCGCGAGACTGGTAAAATAAACTTCGTTCCTGCTTCTACACTAGTACCAGCAGTTTACGAATATAACGATAAAGTATCTGCTGAGTGGTTTGCACCCGCAGGTCTTAACAGAGGCGCTCTATCTACAGTACTTCAACCAGAAAGAAAATTAACTGTTAACGATAGGAATTTACTTTATCAAGGTAAAGTTAACCCAATCGCTACATTCCCTGGAGTTGGCACAGTAATATACGGTCAAAAGACTCTTCAACAAAAACCATCTGCTCTTGATAGAGTAAATGTAAGAAGATTGTTGATTGCTCTTAAAGATTATATAGGTCAAATCGGTGAAACCATCGTATTCGAACCAAATACTCAGGTAACAAGAAACAAATTCTTAAATCAAGTTAATCCATACTTAGAATCAGTACAACAAAGACAAGGTCTTTATGCATTCCAAGTAGTAATGGACGAGACTAATAACACACCAGACGTGGTAGATCGTAACCAATTGGTTGGTACAATATACTTACAGCCTACAAAGACTGCGGAATTCATACAACTTGACTTCAACATTCTTCCAACTGGCACAACATTTGGTCAATAAAATAAAACAAACTTAGGATGAACGATAATACAATTTTAAGAATTAAAGTACCTGCTAACTTATACGAGAGTGTAAAAAAGCAATTGACATTGACTGAAGCCAAAAAAGGTGGTAAAACCTATGGTGACTGGACAGTTGTGAAAGAAAAAAAACTTCCTAAAGACGGAATGAAAAAAGTAGAAGAAATGAAAGATGATAAAAAGAAAGGTCATTCTTTAGAAGAACTTAAAGCTGCACATAAAAAGCTTTCTAGTAAGATTCAAGAAATGGAGAATGCTCCTAAAGTAGAAGAAAAAGAAAAAGTAGAAGAATCAGAAGTATTAGACATGGTGATGAAATCCATAGGTCCAGCAATAGATATTGCAAAAGATAACGCTGGTTTTCTTGCAACTGTTGGAGGAATTACTGGCATTGCTAAAATGATTGCTGATAAAATTAAACAAGATCCTGAAGCTAGAAAATCTCTTGATCAAAAAACAGGTTCTGGATCTACAGATACTCGTTTTTTTGAAGAGAAGAAAAAAGAAGAAGATAAATAAATTCGTTGTCGAATATTTATAAGTAGAATAAAACTTAACATACAATGCCAGTATTGGATCCTAATGAAATAATGTTCACCGCGTTTGAACCTACAGTATCAAACAGATTTGTGATGTACATTGATGGTATTCCTTCTTATATGATTAAGAAGGCAGACGCACCAGGTGTAACTTTAAATGAGATCAAACTCGACCATATCAACGTTTATCGTAAGATAAAAGGTAAAGCTGAATGGAGAGATATGAGCTTAGCACTCTATAACCCTGTATCTCCTTCAGGCCAACAAGCTGTAATGGAGTGGGTACGTCTACACCATGAATCAGTAACTGGTCGTGATGGTTATTCTGACTTTTATAAGAAAGATCTTAACTTGTCTATCTTAGGTCCAGTAGGTGATATTGTAAGTGAGTGGATTATTAAAGGTGCTTTCATTAAAGAAGCTACTTTTGGAAACTATGACTGGTCAACATCTGATCCAACTGAATTGACTTTGTCAATAGGAATGGATTATTGCGTACTTAACTACTAGAATAATTATATACTTAAAAGAAAGGCCTCTATTACTAGAGGCTTTTTTTATTTTATAAAATTAATTATTCTTATATTTATAAATAAATACGTTTTATGTCTGAACAAAAGTTTACAGTACCAACAGAATTAATTGACCTACCTTCTAAAGGTCTTTTATACCCAAAAGAAAATGCGCTATCATCTGGCCAAGTAGAGATGAAATATATGACGGCTAAAGAGGAAGACATCCTCACAAACGTTAACCTGTTGCGCCAGGGCCTCGCCATTGAGAAGATGCTCAAGAGTCTAATAAAATCACCAATTAATTATGAAGACCTAACCTTGGGTGACAGGAATGGCTTACTGATCGCGGCTAGAATCTTATCTTATGGTAAAGACTATTCTTTTATGTATAAAAACCCAAATACGGGTGAAGAAGAAAAAGTAGTTGCAGACCTACAAAATTTAGAGTATAAACAACCAGATTGGTCTTTATTTAGTAATAAAAATGAGTTTGAATTTAAACTTCCTAAATCAGGAAATACAGTAACCTTTAAACTACTAACTGTAGTTGACGATAAAAAAATAGATGATGAAATAAAAGGTGTTAAAAAGAACCTAGGTCTAGAAGCCGGAGGTATTTCAACTAGATTAAAGCACCAGATTGTAGCTATTAATGGAGACTATTCAGTTAAATCAGTTAGAGATTTTATTGATGATGGACACCTTTTAGCCATGGATTCTATCGAACTTCGAAAATACATAGCTTCTATAACTCCGGATGTCATAATGAAAATAGATGTCTCCCTATCTGATGGAGAGATTGTAAAAGTAGATCTGCCTATGAGCGCAGAATTTTTTTTTCCCGGGAGCGGACTATAGGTCCGCATTCATGACAGAGGTATTTGAGCTCACCTATCACGGAGGTGGGGGCTTTACCTATTCTGAGGTTTGGAATATGGACGTTTCAAAAAGACGTTTTAATCTTAAAAAGATCAACGACTATCTAGAAAAAGTAGAAGAGATCAGAAATCAAGATCGTCAGCAAGTTACAAACAAGACTGACATGAGTAAATTCAAAATCCCGGATGTTGTAAAATCTAAATTAGAAGAACCTACATTTGTTTCTAAAGTAAAAAACAAAAAGTAAATATTTATTCGTAGGTAATACTAATAAATGGTACAAGATCAATTAGATATAGGAAAAGAATTAGAATCTTCAATAAGAGACTATAGAAAAGGTTTAGGAAATTCTAATCAAGAATTAAACAAATCTATAAATCTTTTATCTCAAATAAATGATTTAAGAGACTCGTCTATTGCAAAAGTTAAAGCTCTTAATAAAGAGTCTATTAATACTAAAGACATTCAAAAAGAGTTTCAAAAAGGTAAAGAAAAAGAAGCGTTAACTCAAATCAAATTAAATAGGCTTCAACAATCTATGTCTGATCTTCAAAAACAAGAATCAGAAGATTATGTAAAAAATTTAGGTATTAGAGCAACAAAAGAAGATGAGATAAGAAGAGCCAGGTTGCAAGGAAATACAGCATTATATGATAGTTTAAGTGCCGAATTACGAATTTTAGAAACTAAGATCAGAAAAAATGAACAAGATTTTAATATAGATCAAATGCGTTATGCCGCAGCTTTACAATCAAATAAAGTAGCTGCAGAAAATGTAAATTTTTTAAAAGAGGAATTAGAATTAGAAAAAGAGATTAAATCAGAAGTAGGATTTACAGGATTGGCTTTAGGAAAAATATCTCAAACATTAGGATTTGGTACTAAGGCGTATGAAAAAATGGTTGAAAAAGCTAGGGATCTCAAAGATGAAAATGAGAGTCTTACTTTTGGAAATAAATTTAAAGCTGTAACTTCAACAATAGGAGACGCTATTTCTGAAACATTTAAAGATCCTATTTTACTTACTGGTGCAGTAGTTGGGGCATATAAACTTGTTGAAAAAGGCCTTACAAAAGTTGGAGACGCTGCTGCTTCAGCTGGAAATTTCTTAGCAGGTATGACAGAGGATTCTTCTAATATAGTTAGAGGATTAACTTCTAATTTATCAAGTTTGGCTAGAAATATACCTTTAGTAGGTGGACTTATAGGCGGTTTAATAGACGGTTTTTCTGCTGTATTAGATCTAATAATTGGAGTTGATGATAAAATAATAAAAGCAGGTAGAGATTTAAATCTATCATCGTCAGAAGCAAGAGCTTTAAATAGAGAGTTTCAAAATATATCCTTTAACTCAGGTAATATTTTTACTAATTCGAAAAAACTTTTATTATCCCAAGTAGAGTTATCTAATGAATTAGGAGTAGTTAATAGACTTACTACAGAACAGCTTGAGACTAATATAATGTTGAAAGACATTGCTGGCTTAGAATTAGATACTAGAAAAGAAATAGTTGAGGCGTCTACTATTACAGGACAAAGTTCTAAAGATGTAGTTAAAAGTGTTTTAGCTCAAGTTGAAGGATTAAAAGATGCTACTGGAATTCAACTTCAAAATAAACAAATATTAAAAGAGGCTACTAGTCTAGGGGGTTATTTAGGTCTTCAATTTGCAAAATATCCAGCTAACTTAACTAAATCATTAGTTACTGTTAAAGCTATGGGTATGGAGTTAAAACAATTAGACTCTATAGCAGACTCATTTTTAGATTTTGAATCTTCTATATCAAAAGAGTTTGAAGCACAATTATTAACAGGTAAAGATATTAATCTAGCTAAAGCTCGTGAAGCATTTTTAAATAATGATTTAGCAACAGCAGCATCAGAAATAACAAAACAAGTAGGATCTGCTAATGACTTTTTAAAGCTTAATCGTATACA